GCCATGTCCGCGGAAAAAAGCAGGGTGCCGTGGTTAGTTTTTTCAGGAAAGAATGAGAAGAGAGGCAGCGGCGGCCAAAGCCCGGGAAGCCGCGTGGGCTGGGCGTTTGCGGCGCGCGCCTGGTCGATCGGTAGTTTGAGAATTTTTGCCGGTTTTGCCGGGTTTCTGCAATTTAGTTTGGGAATTTTGCCGGTCGGCTGCGCGGGATTGCCGACGAAGTGTGACGGCCTGGAATGTTACCTTGCCGTTTTGACATTAATGATCTGATATCCTATTAACATAGCAACCGTATCAGATTACCCGTCCTCACCCACCGCCTTGGCGTTGTTGCCTTCGTGTTGTTCCAGTCTCTGCTTCAGGTACGCGTTCTCGCTGGCCAGATCTTCCACACGCTTTTCCAATAGCTCCATCCGCTCTTCCAGGCGCGCGAGCGTCCGTTCGCTTCTCACCGCCTGGTGAAATGCGTTGATATTGCTTGCAAGCGCCGTCCTATAGATCGTGTCAGACTCCAAAACCTCGACGGTCTTGGTGACCATGTCGACCATCTTGAAGTCTTCTTCGGGTGGCGGGGCCTGGGGCGGTGCGGGCGATGCGGCGGCTGGGGCCGTTTCTCCCCGGCGCATGGGGCCTTCGCCATATAGAAGCCAGTCCGTGACAATACATTCTTGCTTGCAAATATCGGCCACGAAGGTTGCGTTTGGAGTCCTCTCGTCCCGCTCATAAAAACCAAGGGTATTCTTGTTAATATTTAAGCGGTTAGCGAAAGCATCTTGGCTTTCATCCCCGCGAATCTGGCGGATGCGGTGGCCCAGTGTCATATGTTAGAGTTTGACCCGCTTAACTTTAACATTAACTTTCACACCTCCAGTATTCTAACTGCTTGGAATAAATAAATAAACCGAATTTGTGGCAAAAGATAACTTTAACACTTTTTTGCAATTGACATTGGTTGCAAAAAAGGTTTACTCGGTTGCAAACAGTTACGGGCGTTCCCTTACGCCAGAAACTACCCCGGGCGTTGACCTCGGGTCAATGTCCGAAGGGCTGGAAAAAACGGATGCGGCAGCTCTCCCTCTTCGAGAACCAGGTCCCGGATGTGGAACCGCTCCTCAAAGCGGCCATAAACCGGGCGGCCAAACGATGTGGGCTGTCGCGCGAGCAGATCGTGGACAAGATGAACGAGATCGCGGCCATGGGCGGCTATCGCCTGAACCGGAACGCCCGGGCGCTCAGCCTGGACATGTTTGAAAAGTGGTTGAATCCGGCCGAGCGCGACTACGTGCCGGGGCACAACGCCCTGCACTGTTTCATGGCGGCCACGGGCGACCCCGAGCCCCTCCAGGTCGCGGCCGGCATCCAGGGCTACGACCTGGTGGGCGGAGACGACCTGAAAATCCTCAAGGCCGCCAAACTCGAACGCGAAATCCAAACTCTCAAGCGCCAGAAAAAGCGGCTGGAACAGGAGCTGTAGATGGCCACCAAACGAAACGGCCTGGAAATCCGAGTGGATTTGCTGCGGCGCGGCAAGACGATTGCCGACGTGGCGGTCATGGCCGGTGTCTCGCGGCCCTTGGCCAGCCGCACGGTCAATGGACTCGCCAACAACCGGAAGGTGCTGCGGGCGTTGGTCGCGATGGGCGTGGCCAAGCGGCTGCTGGACCTGCCGGAAGACATGAACGGGAAGGAAGCGGCCTAATTCACTTGGGATTTGGAAGGTTGGAGCCCGGAGACGCCATGGCTAATACTGAAGATTATTGCATTGATGCTGACGACTACATCATCTTGGTCAAGACAGATTCACATCCGTCCGAACGACACTTGGTCGACAGGGATGATGCAGTTGGGCTGGACGATGCCAGGAAATGCAAAGCCCGCCTCGTAAAGAAATATCCTCGGCTCCTCGTTGAAATCTTCCATTGCCCCGAGCGAGGGGTAAGGCATCTTGTGTTCTAGACATTATTTCCGCGCCTCCTGGGCAGTCAGGGGTTGAGCAACAGCGATAGCCAAGTCCCTATCAGGGGGCGCGGGAACTTTAAAGCGGGTTGAACGGCAATGAACGACACGGTCACGGCAAAGGATATCGCGGAAGCGCTGGGCGTGGCGATTATGACCGTCACACGACGTGCCAAGCGCGAAGCATGGCCCTCCGAAAAGCGGATTGGCCAAGGCGGTGGCAAAGTCTACCCCATCGCCTCCCTGCCTGAGCCGGTCCGCATCGCCCTTGACCGCCATTTTTCCCTTGCCCGCCCCGCCCTGGGCATCATCCAGGGCGGCAAGGCGGCCATCACCGCCGCCACGCCTGCCACCGCTTGCCCGCCTGCCCCCCTTGCGACGGCGTCGCCGGAACCTGCCCTACCTCCGGCGGCGCTGTCCAAGGCGGCCCTCAAGGCCGACCTGGTCAAGGCCTATTTGGAGGCCAAGGCCTGGGGACGCAAGCATGGCAAGTCCATGGCCCAGTGCCGGGAAGCGTTTGTGCTGGGCTACAACGCGGGCCGGTTTTGCCCGTCCATCCGCGAGCAGCTCGGCGAAACGAGCTGGAAGACCTTGGAACACTGGGCCCTGGAGCTGCGCCGCGCGGACTACGATTGCGCCGCCATCGCTCCGAAATACGGGCTCAAGCGCCGGGGCCTGTGCAAGGTGACGGATGCCGAGGCCGAGGAGCTTTTGAAGCTGCTCCTCTCCCAGAGCCAGTTCAAGATCGGCACCGCCATCAACTTGGTGAAGATGCACCTGGGAAGCGCATCGACCTCTTCCCCCTCGACCCTGCGCAACTGGGTCGAGGCCTTCAAGCGCGAGTATGCCGATGTCTGGACCCTGGCCCGGGAAGGCGAAAAGGCGCTGAACGACCATATCGCGCCCTTTCTGCGCCGCGACGCCTCGCTTCTCGAAGTCGGCGACGTGTTGATCGCCGACGGGCACCGCTTAAATTTTCGCGTCAAGCACCCCCTCCATGGCCGGCCGTGCCGTGCGGCGCTTATTGCCTTTGAAGATTGGAAGAGTCGCGATATCGCCGGGTTCTCGGTCATGCTGGAGGAAGACCTCTGCGCCGTGCATCTGGCTTTGTACCGGTCGATTCTGCACCTGGGAAAGCTGCCGAAGATGGTCGAACCGGATAACGGCAAGGCCTTCAAGAACAAGGTGTTCATCAACACCGACATCGACCTGACCACCTCGGGCATGGCCGGGCTGTACGCCCGACTTGGCATCATGTGCCATTTCCCCAAGGCCTACAGCGCCCGCTCGAAGCCCATCGAATCCTTTTTCAAGACCATGGGGCTTTCCTTCGAGAAAGCGGTTTCGAGCTACTGCGGCAACGACATCGCCAACAAGCCGGCCCGCATGAAGCGCAACGAAAAGTTCATGCAGGCGATCGAGCCCGAGGCGCTCCTCACCATGGAGGAGGCGACCGGACTCTTTGAATCCTGGTTGAACACCTATTACCGCGTGCGGCCCCATAGCGGCCTCGGCGGCAAATGCCCCGGCGAGGTCTTCGCGGCCGGGCGCGGCCCCGGTTTGGATCATGCCCAGGTCCGCTGCCTCATGATGCACGAGGAGGTGGCCCACCTCCACAATAACGGCATCAAGCGGTTTGGTGGCGAATACTGGCACGAGGCCCTCTACGGCCTGCGCGACAAGGTCTTTATCCGCTTCGACTGGCACGACCTGCGCCAGATCTGGGTCTACCGGATGGACGGCACCTACCTGTGTATGGCCAAGCGCCAGGGCAAGGTGCACCCCATGTTCAAATTGATCGGGGGCAAGGACGCCGAGGGCTATTCCGACTTCAAGGCCGCCTTGGGCGAGCACGAACGGCTTAAGGCCCGCACCAAAAAGACCGTCCGCAAGCTGTCCAAGGCCGGGCTTATCGCCGAGGCGCGCGACATCCTGCCCGTGGCCGAGCTGGCCGAGACCGGCAGTCCGCGTCTGCCCGAAACCCTGGAAGCGATCGAGGCCGAAAACACGCCCGACACGCCCGACATCCCCGACTTTTCCGAGCCAACCCCGCCGGCTCCGACCGGCTCGGGCCCGCTCATCGACCCCACCAATCTGGATTTTTTCAGCACCGAGGAACTCAGCGCGGAGCTGGCCTACCAGCAGGCCGCCCACGCAAACCAGGGAGAAAAACGGTGAAAAAGCGATTCGCGGAGACGGAAAACGTCCAACGCTACCTTGTCGCGGTCAATCGGATGCTGGCGAGCCCTCCCGGCATCGACAAGTTCATGCTGGTCCACGGGGAGGTGGGCTTGGGCAAGACCGAAACCAATATCTGGTGGAAAAACAACCGGTCGCCCCAGTCCGCATTCATCCGGATCAAAAAAGCGATGTCCGTGCGCTGGCTCCTGGAAGAGGTCGTGGCCGAGCTGGGGCTCGTGCCCGAAAAGCGCGTTTCGGACCTCTTCCACCAGGCCGTGGGCGAGCTGCTCGGCTCCGACCGGACGCTCATCTTCGACGAGATCGACTACGTGGCCGACAAGCGAACCCTGGTCGAGACCATCCGCGACATCGGCGACATGGCCGGCACGCCCATCATCCTGATCGGCATGCCGTGGGCGCCGGAGAAGCTCAAGCGATTCCCCGCGCTTTGGCGCCGCATCAGCCAAGTGGTGCCGTACCACGGCCTGACTGCAAACGACGTGCGGCTGGTGTTGGACCAGATCTGCGAGGTGCCGGTGGACGACTCGGCCGTGGCCGCCATTGCCGCCTCGACCAAGACCGTCAGCGCGGCCGGCCTCTGCCGTTGGGCCCAAGCCTGCGAAACGGTTGCCCGGGCGCGCAAGCTGGACGTTGTCACGGCCGACCACCTCAAGGCCAAGGCGGCCTGATCATGGGCGCGCCAACCAAGATCCTGGCCATGGTGCGGACCGTCATCGCCACCCGGACCATCCTCGACGGCCGGTTTATCAGTGGCCGAGTGTCTCTGGCCGAGGTGGTGGACGCCTCGGGCTGTCCTCGCCGTCCTGTGTTGCGGGTGTTGGAACGTCTGGCGCGCGAAGGCTGGCTGGAACTCGTCGAGGACGTGCGCCTGCGACCGGCGCCGGGCGAGTGCGGGCCAAAGCGGCGGAACCCCGCCTATCTGGTGCATCGCGACATCCGGCTGCACCGCGCGCATCAGGACCGGTCCCGGGTGACTTGCCGGGACAAGGTGTGGAGCACCTTGCGCGCCGTGCGCCGTACCACCGTCGGAAACCTCATGCGCCTGACCGGCTGCGGCGAGGACATGTGCCGCGAGTATCTGCGCGTCTTGCTCCGTGAGCATTACGTGCGCCGGGCCGGCCGGGACGGCCGGGAAACGCTCTGGTTGCTGGTCAAGGATGCCGGCGCGCGCCGGCCCGAGACCCACGAACCCATCACCGAGGGGGATGCCTGATGGGCTGGCTGGAGATCCTGCGCGACCAGGTGGCGGCCCATGGGTTGCCCGTCGTGGCCAGGGAGCTGGGGGTGGCCAAGTCCACGGTCTGCATGGTGGCCAAAGGCACCTATCCGGCCAGAACCGACAAGATTGAGGCCCGGGTGCTGGCCGTCTACGGCGGCGCGACCGTCACCTGCCCGGTGCTCGGCGGCATCGACGCGGCGGCCTGCGCCGCGCATCAGGACCGGGCCAAACGCATCGGCCTGCGGGCCGGCAATCCCGAAACACTACGGCTGTTCAAATGCTGTTCAAACTGCCCCGTGCGCGGGGCCAAGCAAGGAGAATGACCATGCTGTCACGCAAGATTTTGAACGTGAGCAATTCCCTGGGGCTGCTGGCCGAGAAACTCACCGATGTGGAGCAAAAGAGCTTTCTGGCCGTGTGCCGCTCCGAGCTGGGCGATGCGGCCGATCTGGCCGTGGAACTGGAGAACTCCCCGATCTTTGAAATGAATCGCATGAAGGAGGTGCCTCATGCCTAGGGAGAAGCCGAAGGCCGTGGTGCTGGCGGACCTCGCGGCGGCCGATGCGGCCATGGCCGAGTTGTCCGCCCTGCGTCGGGAGGTCGCGGCCGTCGAGGGTGTCATGAACGACGCCATCGACAACATCAAGGCCGAGGCCAAGGCCAAGACCGTCCCCCTGACGGCCAGGATTAAAGAAATCGAGACAGGGTTGGCCAATTTCGCCGTGTCCCGCAAGGCCGAGCTGTTCCCGAAGAAAAAGTCCCTGGACCTGACCTTCGGGATGATCGGTTTCCGGCAGTCCAGCAAGCTCAAAACCCTGGTGCGTTGGACCTGGGGGGCCGTGCTGGAACGTCTGCGGGAGCTGTCCGCCGATCCCGAGGGCAAGCCCTATCGCGATGCCATCCGGGTCAAGGCGGAGGTGGACAAGGAGGCGATGCGCGACTGGCCCGAGGAACGGCTGGCAGCGGTCGGCGTCCACAAGGTGAGCGAGGACGAATTCTTCTACGAACTCAAGGCCGAGGAAATCAAGGAGGTGGCGGCGTGACCAAGGCGGAATTGATCGAGCGTGTCGCGGCCCTGGTGGCCAATGACCCCCGCAAAACCAACATCGGCAAGGCCGGAATCGGCATCGTGTTCGAAGCGCTGGCGGCCGTGGCCGCCGACGAATTTTCCGTTGGTGGCGAAATTCCTCTGCCCGGCCTGGGGAAGCTGGTGGTGCGAGATCGCGCTGCTCGTCGGGGGCGCAACCCACGGACAGGGGCTCCCATCGAGATCCCGGCCGGATGGGCCGTGGTCTTTCGGACGGGGCAGGCACTGAAAGACGCTGTTAACGCGTAACCTCATGCGAAACCGCCCCACGCGGGCGGTCGTCGGAGCGTGGCGGCTCCGGCCTGATGAGCAGCCAAGAGAAAGAAACGTGGCAACACAACAATGGACTCCGAAACGCGCGGCGGCCAAGGCGCAACGCAAACTCAAGGCAGCCAGGGAACAGTTGTACGGCATCGCGTACCTCTGGGGCGATGAAGACAGGCTCATCGACATCCTGGTTGATGAAGTCCTGGAGAAGTTGAACAGCATCCAGGAAGCCATTGCCGAACGTCTTGCGGAGGATGTGTCATGAAAAAGCCTGTCGTTGGAACACGTGACTGTGCAACATGCGGTTGGGGCGTGCGCTGGGTGCGTAGTGATTATGACGGCAAGCTGCATGGACGTTGCCAGTTTAGGTTTTCGATCCCTGTCCCAAAGCACTATACGTTTCCCTATGGTTTTGCCGAAGAAACGCCGATGCCGGAAAACTGTCCTGCCTGGAAGAAGCCAAAGGACGTGAATTATGTCCCTCGATGGAGAGAAGAATATTTAGACTATGCACTACGGGTAGAGGCATATTCTGCGAAAAAAATTGAAGATGCGTTGCAAAAAATAAAAGAGCTAGACGCAAAGATAATTGCCGAAGATCCTGAAATGGCATCAAGGCTTGGACTTACCAATAGGGAGACCCTCTGATGGCCGCCACTGCCCGTTCCACCGCCGGCCCCACTTCGGGCCAGATCGCAAAAGTCCATGCGCTCAAGAGAGCGTTGTCCTTTGATGACGCTACCTATCAAGCGGTCCTGGAACGTTTCGGCGCTGCCTCGTCGAAGGATCTGTCCGCGCGCGGGATGGCTGATTGCCTGGAATTTCTGGAAGCCCAAGCCGTTGAGGCTGGCGTCTGGAAAGCCTCATCAACCTTTCGGGCTCCCAAACGCCGCCCCGGCGCGGCCTCGGAAGCCCAGATCCGGCTCGTGGCGGTCCTCTGGCGCCAGGTCAGCCGGCAGACAACGGCAGCGGATCGTCGGACCGCCCTGGATGCGTTCACGCGGCGGATCACGGGCAAACCGCGCCTGGCGTGGTGCGGGCACGGCGATATCCAGGCCCTGGTCAAGGCCCTGGAAGCCATGGGAGCCAAGCGGGAATGACGACACGCGCGGCCCTGACCCGGGAAGACTTTTTGGCCACGGTCACCCCCGAAGATCTTATTGGGGACATCGGTCTGGTGGCCGAGCAGTGCGGTCTCGACGTGGCCGTGCGCCTGATCCTGCACATGGGCGGGACCAAGTTGTGCGTGCCCAAGTATGCCCTCAAAAGGGCCGCGATCCGCTTCATCCGCGCCAACCATGACGGCAGCAACACCAAGCTCCTGGCCCTGGCCACAGGCATGACCGAGCGGTTTGTCCAGGACGTCGTGTCCGATGCCCCCATAAAAAGGGATCAATATCAACTTATTTAGCGAGGTACTCTATGGCCACCCTTGTCTACACCAGTTTCAAACGTCGCATCGGTGACGGCACGTTTGACCTGGACAATCCGGCGACCGTGCTCAAATGCGCCTTGCTGACATCCACCCACGTGCCGTCCGCAGCGCATGCGGTGCTTGCGGATGTCTCTGCCGACGAGGTGTCCGGGACCGGCTATGCGGCCGGAGGCCTGACCCTGACCGATGTCACCTGGACCACGGTCGAGACTGCGGCAGTGCTCGATGCCGCCAACCCCACCTGGAGCAATGCCACCATCACCGCCCGCTACGCCGTGGTCTATCTGTCCGGCACAGCAAACGGCGTCACCAATCCCCTGGTCTGCCTGCTCGACTTCGGGGCCGACAAGGGGGTCACTGCCGGCACGTTTGCGGTGGTCTTTGACGCGAGTGGCATCCTGACCTTGAGCTGATCATGAACGGCCCCTGGAGTGATGCCCCGAGCACCTGGGTTGACTATGACGCAGCTTGGACCAGCGGCGACATCTCCGTATCGGTTGGTGTCGCCACGGCCAGCCTGACACCTCGTGCGCCCACCGTCGCGGTCGAGGCGATGGTAGCCGTCGTGCCGGCCAGCATAGCGGCCACCGCCAACCCGGCCACGGCCGCCCCGGATCTGGCCGCCCCTGTCGACCACGCCAGGGTGGCGGTTGCGGTCGGATCGATCGCGACTGGGATTGCCTGTTCGGCTTCGGTTGAGCCGGCCGAGCTGGCTTTTGTGGTCCGGGCGGCCGAGGGCGCCCCTCTGGTCGAGGCCCGGGGCGATGCGGCCGGGATGTCCGTTGCCGCCAGGGCTGCGGACGCAGCCGTGCAGGCCATGGCCGAGCCCCTGTCCGCGCGGCTGGATGTGCTGGTAGGGGTGGCCCAGGCCGAGCCCGAGATCGCGGCCGATGGCGAGGGCGGGTGGCTATCTCTGCTGGCCCAGCCGGCCACGGTCAGCCTGGATACCGCTGTCCTGGTGGAGCGTGCCAGCCTGATTGTCCATGTCTGGCCTGCCCATGCCGGATTGATGGATATCCGGCAGATCTTCCGCTTTGCCTCGCCGGTTATTGTAGAGGCAGAGCTGGAATTACCCCTGGTGACAGGCTCTACTCTTGTGTCCGATCTGACGGACTCGGCGCCTCTTTCTCTGCCACTTTTCATCGACGCGGACATCACATCAGAAATTCAGACGTCTGCCCGGTTCGCCTCGCCTGTCCGAGTTGAACAAACAAGAGGTTAGCGCATGGCCAAGAATTACTATGCAGGCACCGTTGGACTGCTCATCGAGGCGGATTGCGGGCGCGACATTTCCGATGCCCAAGACACTGAATTTTTAGTCCGATTGCCGGTATCGGGAGAGGTCAAGCACTGGCCGGCGACCATCGGGGATGATGGACGATCGTTGCAGTATCTGACGCGAGCGGATGATCTGACCGAGGTGGGGACCTATCTGTTGCATGCCTATATGACGCTCGGATCGTACACAGGGCCTGGGTATGTCGGCAAGCTGGTCGTAAAGAGTCTTTTTGAGGAGTAGACCATGTCACTCAGTGATCGCATACAATACAGAACGTATAAGATTACCTTGGTCGAGCCCATTTTGGGCTCGTTGCCGTCGCAACGGCAGGTGTACCAAGACCTGGTGGCGGCCAAGGCCCCGGAGCCGGATGCCGAAGGCGCGGAAGAAATGGCCATGTTACCGGAAGGGATGGATGAGCGGACCACGGTCTTCTTGCGCAACAATGATGGCTGGTGTTCCCTCCTGGACTACCAGTTCTTCGGATTTCTCAAGGAGGCGGGCAACACCCTCAAAGACATCGTGCGCTACGAGACCACGGGCAAACGGGCCAGGGCGACCAAAGAGGGCATCGCGGCGCTCAGGAACAAGCTGACCCGCTACGTGTTTTGCGGGCCGCGCATCATGCCCTTGCAGCAGGAACCGAACGGGATCTTCAGGCGGCCGCTCCGGAGAATCACGAAAGATGGTCCCATGAGCTGCATCGCCACGTCGGAAATTATTAACGCCGGCATTTCGTTTAATGTCTGGATCGGCCTGCTGCCGCATGGCGAGGTTCAATGGAGCGTAGTCGAGCAGCTCCTGGAATATGGTCAGATCAAAGGGCTTGGTCAATTTCGGGGTGGAGGCTTCGGTCGATTTGCCTTCGACCTTGTCTCCCATAGTGCAACGTAACAGCTACGTCCGGTATCGTTGCGTGCCGTGACGCGCAGCTCTTTTGGTCAAGCCCTTTAATCTGGCCGTAGGACATCAGGATGGAGTTATTCGAGTGTACCGGGCTCCACGCCCGTATCAGCCCAGCCCAATGTCGGGCCAACAGAACCAGACCGGTATCCTCCTCTCTGGGCAATCTCCCCACGCGACCGCCGGCCTGCCGGACTTGCGTGCAGTGGCAGGAGGTCGACCCTCCCCAGGATGCAACAGATCCCGCTGAGTACGTCTTGGCCCAAACACTGGCATCTCTGTGGGGGGACATCGAAGACGGCAGGCTGGGGGTCAAGTATGTGCTGTCTGCCTACAACCAGCGAGCCGATGAGGAGCTACGCAAGCGCCGATCCGCACAAATGGTATATTGGCTGCAAATGTTGGGCTTCACGATTCTTGATCAGGAACGATTTCGCGGTGTTTCTGGTCTGCGTTGTTTATTGATGGATGCGGCGGTGGAGGCGTTTGTGAAGGAGAAAGGTTTGCAGAATTCCTTGAACTCGTCTGTAGCGGAAAAGCCAGAAGCCCCTTGTGCGACATGTCGCTATTTCCGCCCTTTGCCGACGTATTTTGGCGGGATCAAGGGCGTCCGATTGTGCTGGGCGGAGCAGCAGACCTGGGACTTTGCGTGCTATGAAGGGATAAAGGGATAGGCGAAATATCAAAAATTCGATAGGGAATCGACATGAAACCGATCACCGCAATCCCTCTGTGTCTGATGCTGCTGGCCGGACCGGTCCAGGCGCGCGAGGAAGGGCCGGAGATGGATGCCAAGGTGGTGTCCGTAGTGGATGGCGACACCATCAAGGTCAAGCTCCTGGGGCGGATGCCACAATATTTCCGCGCGCAGTCTGTGCGGCTGCGCCACTGCGACGCTCCGGAAATGCACGATACGCGGCCGGAGATGGCCGTCCTGGCCCGGGCGGCCAAGGCGTTTGTCGAGGATCGGGTGCATCCCGGCATGCGGCTCACGCTCCGGGATATCGGCCGGGACAAATACGGCGGTCGCCTGCTGGCCGATATTACTGTGGGCCGGGAGGATTTGTGCCGGGCGCTCATCAAGGCCGGCTTGGCCAAGCCCTACGAGGGCGGGCGGAAGGAGTGGTAAATGGAAACATTTCTCGGGTTCCTGATCATGGGGTCTTTTGTGTGGCTGCTGTTTGGCCTGATCAGTCCAGCCAGGGCGATTTTTTGGGCGCGCAAACGAACGCGACTCCGGGTGCTAGGCTGGTATGTGATCTTCTTTCTCGTGATGCTGGTTGTCATCCAGGTCTTTGCCCCACAACCGCCGCAGCCCCAAGCCGAGCAGGCCACGCCGGCCACGGAAGCAGCGCCTGCGGCCGCCTCCCAGCCCGAAGATCAGCCCACGGCCGTTCCGGCCAAACAGCCCG